GCTACACGGGCTGCATTGTCTGCATTACCCTCAATATCAAACCCTGCTACTGCTGTACTATCACCGTTAACTTTAATTGCGCCTAATGCCATGATGTAAATCTCCTAGTATAGTATTTAGCTTGTTTCAGTCACAAAAAAGCCCTATTGCTAGGGCTCTTTGTTACTTACTATTGCTTATTAAGCGAATGTAAATGTACCGTCACCGTTCAATACAGACGATGTTGTTACAGTTGCACCTTGAGCTGCGAAAGCTGCTGTTAAGCCAACGATGTTTGCAGAAGCGCCGTCAACGATAACGCAGAAGCTGTCGTCGTTTTGTGCGCCCATGAATACGATGGAAGCGAATTGCATAACTGTCAACATAGCGTGCTCGTAACCGCCGAATACTAATTCAGCTGGAGCGCCACCAGTGGAAGCTGTGAATTGACCTGTGTGAGCTACCTTAACGATAAGTGGTTGGTAACCGTATACTGTTGTGAACGATGCTTTGCCGTTAACACGAATTTGTCCTAATGCCATGATAATTTCCTTTATTAATATGGGCCGCGAAGGGCCTCATGTAAATATTTATGCAGACTGCAAAAATACTACGAGTTTACTAATCGTTTTTAGCGAAGTTCGCAGCACTAAAGCTTGCTCTGTCCACTAGTTTGATAAGACCTTGAGAGGTGTTAAACACATATCCTTCACCCCCAGCTTTACCGTTGATACTACTTTGTATTGTGTGCTGTTGCGCATCTAGTTGCTGAATCAAGTTTGCCTTGATTAGTACCATGCCCTTAAAGATGTCAAATACTGCTGCTACTGCTGGGCCTTGTACAGTGATAGCGCCACCAGGACCAATCAGATTGTCTAGCTTTGCTGCTGTTACGTTAGTCTTAAGCCATGTAGGGAAATCACCAGAAAAACCTTTAACACGGGCGTTGACGTAAGTTTTCATCAATGCGCCTAAGTTACTGATCTTAGCTGCGGCAAGTAAATCGCTGTGGAACAAGTCCTCAATGATAGGTGCATTCTTACGAATCATGCCTGATACTTGCTGTATAGCTGCCACTGGACTCTTCAAGTTAACTTGGTCCTGCATATTAGGAGTCATGATTGTTAACGGACCAGATACGTCTAATCCGCCCAAGTCTTTAATCACGACTGGCTCTTGGTCAAAGTCCGGAAAATATTGGTGTACTACGATGCCACCAATGCTGTGTCCTATACGTTGGCCCAATGCTGTGTTAGTTGCTACAGAGTAAGTTACAGTGTTAGGCTTGAACATGTACTTGCCGTTAGACGGCGATAGTTTACCTGCCCATAGTAAGTCGCCCCACCAGTAACCTTTAGAGCCGCTTGGTACAGCTTCTTCAAAAGCAGGCCAAAGAACTTTTAACTTAGCATATAAATCACCACGATTAGCACCACGATTAACGTCATACTGTACAAATGCCTCTACTGATGTAACACGACCTGAGCCGTCTTTCTTTGTGAACATGTGCTTGTCTGCTACTACTAACTGTCCGTCGTGATTGCGGCCAAACACCATTGCGGGAAAGCCGTCAAACTTAACTGATAGATTGTGTGGCTCTGCAGCTACTTCTGCTAATGCTTTGAGTGCACGACTCGCGCCTTGAATCCCCTCGTCAAAGATTAAATCTTCAGGGTGATCAATACGTGCGCCTTCTGTAAGGATACGATTAGTAGGCAGACTGTTGATGAACTCTAATAGCATTATAGTTTACTTTGAATACTTCTAAACCAACCCGCTGTACCTGGGTGATGATCTTCCGGCAATGTCATTAAGCCCTTGGCTACGTCTTGACGTGCTTGTGCAAGCTTGCCTTCTTTGTCTGGGTCAGTGCGCAACTTAGCCATGACAGCTTTAATACTGTCTAAATCTGATTCTTTTGCAGTTGGACCAAGCAATAGCTTTGCTGCTTTCTTGCGTGTGTCAGCGACTACTTCGTTGTTATCTCTGCGCATAACAGTACCAGCAAAGCCGTCTACCTTTAGCCCAAGGAACTTGCCAATGCTGTTGTATAACATGAACAACTGGCCGCCCTTGAACTGTGGGTCATCGTACATGCCACGTGGCCCATGCTGATGCCAAGGTGCAACCTTAACTGCATTCTTGATAACCATCAAGTCAACTTGCACAATATGCTTGCCGTCTTTAGCCATGTAAGGCGCACCGACGTGCACGTTACGACCAATGATCTTAACAGGATAGCCCTTAGCTTGCATGAACTGTGCCAGTGCTTTCTTTGCGCTGACTTCGTCCTGCACACCAAACTTAGCTGCAAGCTGATCGTAGTCAATAAACATGTCCATGTCGCCGCTCGCTACTTTGTAGCCTGCAGAACCAATGTCAGGAATAGCTTTGATTCCTGATGGTAAATCTAGTTGAATGTTGTTGACAACGCCTGCAACGTATTCTTTAGGAATATCACCGTCGCCAAATACATTGCCGCCTTCGTATAAGTGCATCATTATCGTTGAATGCTTTCTGTTGGAATTGCACCACCAGTACCATCTAACTTACTTTTTAAGTTTTCAAGTGCAGTGATCTGGTCTATGTTACCTACTGCTATTGGTGCGGCGGCCGCATTTGCTTTTAACGTCCAGCCTGTCGTTGTCTTGGAAAATATTCTACCGTCAGGTGCCTCAATTGCCCCATATCTTGGATCGGCCGCGGATGGTGACCACTTACTCTTCGGTGTTGGTGCCGCCGTAGGCGCGGCTACATTATTTGTGCGATTAGCAAAATGCTGTGCAATCGAGCGTGTAATAAACGGCTTGTATTTTGCAGGATCAACCACATCCGTGTCAGCAGGGAAATCAGCGTCAGATGGTGGATTTAGTGACGACGCCTCCTTCTTCATAAAGGCAATGAAGTTTTGTTTTGTGACTGGTGCGCCAGCAGTTTGCAAAGTTTTAATTTGTACTGCCCAGGCGTTTAATACTGCATTGGTGATTTTACCAATTTGGCCTGAAGTTTTTTCTGCTTCTGCGTTATTTGCACGATTTGTACGTGCCGTTTGAATGCCAGCTTTTGCAGTTTGATAACTTTGTATTGGGTGCTTGGCGATTTGCTTACCAGCTTGATATGCACCAGCAGCCTTTTGCTTAACCCAATCCACAGGGCCTTCATTGATTTGCGACTCACGTTGAAGCCTACGCTGGGCCATCTCAGCGATAATTTTTGCTGTTTTTTGTTCCGCTGCCTTAGACTTCATTACTCTTAGCTTTCTTTATTCCTCTGGAAAATTTGCTAGGATCTTGTGCCCGGATGCTATTCAATAAGCGGCGTTCAAGTTCAGCGGAAACCTCTGCGTCATAATTCTCGCGAATATAGTTGATAAGATTGATCGCTCCTGCGATTACATTGCTTGCACGGGATTCTACGAGATTCTCACGATCTCTAGTAACGCTCATGTTTGCGAGTTCATCAAGAATACTGCGGGTGCGTTTTTGCAAAAGATTGCTCCAGTTATTAGTGTATTTAGTTGAGTTATTAGTCTTTGCTCTTTAGGCCAGCGAGCATACCCTTGAGGATTGTACTTTGTGCTTCGCCCTTAGGTGGCGCCCCACCAGTCCCTGCAAACTTCTTAGTGATGTCAAAGCCTTCCTTGGATTGTGGCTTCTCCCACTTGTCTTTAGCTTGCCCACTACCACTACCACTACCAGCATGTGATGCTGCGCCACCGCTCTTGATTCGATCCATGATGCTGCTAACTTGATTGCCGTTGCTACTACCGCCAGAATCACCACCTGCGTCTGTAATACGCATTGTGTCGATGTTGTACTCAAGTTCAATCTTTTGTCCCACGCCTGTAGAGCTACGTGATTTCATACATTGAATTTGATACTTGCCACGCTCACGCATAGTACGTGATGTAAAGATACCAAACACATTGTCAGCAGTGTTAATCTTAGAGATACCACCTGAGATGTGCGAGTGATCAAACTCTACTTCTTCAACCGCAGAACGATTCAATTGCGAGGCAGTAACAAATAATACACCAAGTTCCTTTGCCAAGTTACGCAATTCTTCCGACACATACTTGTCCTTGACGAACAAGTCGTTAGGGTTAACCTTAGCGGATACAGGCATCAACAAGTCCAAATAGTCGACCATCACAAAGTCGATCTTAATACCCTTCTTGATTTGGAACTCTTTGATGTACGCACGTATGTCATTGATGTTGCTTTGTGCTGGCAGCGACTTAATCTGATACTTACCAAACTTCTTGCCATGCATTGCAACCTTAAGTGCAGTGTCGTCAATGCTCTTGCGAATGTCCTTTGTGGAAGCAGACGTCAACATCGCATCAGTACGCAATGAGGTCAGTTCTTCCGACAATTCTAGTGTAATGTATATGCCGTTTAATCCAGCTTCCAGCCAGCTCAGTGCGATATTCATCATCACAAGTGACTTACCTGAACCAGACCCACCTGCAAAAATATTCAATTCACCACGTGAGAATCCGCCGTACAGTAGCCTGTCCATTTGCGGCCAGCCCGTACTAACTTGTCCACCTGCTGTAAAGTATTTGTTTAGTCGTCCTGCAGGGTCAGCAAAGTAATCAGTACCCATGTCCTTAGTAAGACTGATTTGTACTGCATCCTTGATAAGCTTTTCAACCGGATCGTAGTCTCCATCTTCAAGTAAGTCTGCTGCTTTAAGAATTGCTCGCTCTAGTTCCTTCCGTCGAGTAAAGCTTTCAAACTCGTTTAAAAACCACTCTGAATGTCCCTCGTCCCATTCAGGGATAGGCTTTAAGTCTGCACCCGTTAATGCTTTGATCTGCTCGTACCGCGGCAATATGCTGTACTCTTCAGAGTGCGTCTTTAAGAACCTTGCTGTTTCCTGAAGGCTGCGATCAAAATTCTCGGGGTTGTAAATGTTCTGAACGCGAATGAAGTTCTCCGCATTGTGCAACATTACTTCTAGAAAAAACTTTTGTATGTCAGTGCTATAATCTTTTGCCATGTATTTCCTTATATCTTAGTTAGTATGTATGCGTTTCTTCATCAGCTCAATTTTTAGCTTGCTCGTTTCAACCCCCTCAAGGATTGACTTCATTGTGTACAGCTTGCCATACATTTCAACTGCCTTACTAACATCTTTGTATTTGTCTTTCCAAATTGGAAAGCTAACATGCCACCCATATTCAATTGCAAGGTCAACTAATCGCTCACCAGTCCATACCATCTTGCCACGTACTTCTTTTAGGTCAAAGTCTGGTACAACAATTACTTCCTTGCCGAGACTTTCGATTAAGTCTACTTGCACTTCGGAAATGTGATCGCCCAATGTAGCGACGCCGTCTACTGCCATTGCATCAAACGGGCCCTCCATTACTAGCACAAACTTTGAATCACGTTTCTGTATGTCCATGTTGAAAACAACATTCGCCTCATAGCTATTGTAATACTTGGGCTTAACATTGTCTACTATTGCTCTGCCAGTATAGCCTATCACTTGCCCTTTCCAGTAGAAGGGCACGATGACACGCTTATGCAAATTGGATTGGGTCTCTGGGGTAATATAGAATTGATACTTTTCCATATCAACCTTACGACTAGCCAAATACTCCACAGTGTTTACGAGTTGCTCGTAATCTTCCTGCTTTACAGTGTCTTCAGTATTCAATGCCAAAAATGTCATCAACTCAGCAATGCTTATTGCTTCTTCTGGTAATGAACGAGGTTTGACTACAAACTCTTCTTTTACCTTTTCGATTATCTCTGGCGCAATCGTATCTTTGATGCGCAGTGCTTCGAATACTAATCGTTTTATCGTATTCTCGTCTGTGCCAAACCATTGCAATAGTTTTCGAAACTTGTACGATATGTGCCTACCAGGTTCCCACCCAGTAATGAATTGGCAATTGAAACAATGGTACGCTACACCGCCTGTAGGTGTGAGCATTAGTCCACCGCGACCTCGTGTGTCCGCACTCTCGCCATTATGATGACAACAAGGCGCATTAAACGAAATCCAATTATTCGGACTCGTTTTGCGCTTACCAGGAAGTATTGTTGTTACAGTGTCTTGAATTGAATTGCTCACTAGCTATTGTAGCAGTTTGCAACTACAAATTCAAGACTTTAGATTACCATACATTGGGTAATGCTATGCGTCTCCAAATGGGTGTGGAGCCATCGTATACAGTGGTGCAGACATACAAATAAATCGAATCCGCTGCAATCATCCCAGCCGTATCTCCAACTTTACCATATTTTGTTGTCGGAACGGGTTGTACCCCGGACGGTCCTTGCGGTCCAGGAACTGTACTATCAGCACCAGCCGGGCCTTGTAGGCCAATATTACCTTGAATACCTTGCGGACCTGTTGGACCAGCAACTATACTATCTGCACCTGCTGGTCCAATGTTACCTTGAATGCCCTGCGGACCAGGAACTGTACTAGCAGCACCAGCCGGGCCTTGTGGGCCAGTAGGTCCTACTAAAGATTGAAGCCAATCTATATTTGTACCGACAAATCCATTGATTGCTGCAACTTGATAAGCAGACAAACCATCATTGCCTGTGGGACCTGGAATGCCTTGTATGCCCTGGGGACCTTGAATACCCTGTGTGCCTTGTGGACCTAAATCGCCCTGAATGCCCTGAATGCCTTGTGGACCTAAATCGCCTTGTACGCCTTGTGGGCCCAACGGACCAATATTACCTTGAATGCCTTGCGGGCCTATCGGTCCGATATTACCTTGAATGCCCTGTAAACCCTGAATGCCTTGCGGGCCCAAACTGCCTTGAATACCTTGTGGCCCTTGTAAACCTTGTGGGCCAACAATTTTACCAACGTCAACCCAAGCTGAGCCTGACCATGTGTATAAATTGCCGTCAGCTTCAACAATGTATGCATCACCGACAACGTTGATAAACATAGGAAGGTCAGCAACCTGTAACACAGACCCCTTAAGATGAACTCCTGCACCAGCTTCGCCAGTATCACCTTTAGGACCAGCAATTCCCTGTAGTCCTTGTGGGCCAGTTAGACCTTGAATACCTTGCGATCCTTGTGGGCCAGCAACTATACTATCTGCGCCAGTAAGCCCTTGGATACCCTGTGGTCCCATCGGACCAATATTACCTTGGATGCCTTGAGTGCCTTGTGGTCCTTCAATTCCTTGCAATCCTGTAGGGCCAGCAACACCCATTGGGCCCTGCGTGCCTTGAACACCTTGCGGTCCGGCTGGGCCTTGTGGCCCAGCCGGGGCGGTGGGCCCCACAGCGGTGCCAGCAGGACCTTCAGGTCCTATAGGCCCAGCTGGCCCTGTGGCGCCAACTGATGCAAGTGGGTATGGCAGATCTGTCCAACGTGAAATTCCGTTACCGTACTTCACTCTTGAGGTATCTAGT